TTATTAAGAATCCATAAATATAGTACAAAAATAACAAAAAAAGATGAAAATTTATTTGATGAAGATCCATTAATATTAACAGATATATCATTTAAAAAAATATGGATATCAAAGATATCTGAATCAACAAAAGATACAATATGGAAATATTTACAGACATTCAGTTTATTGGGAATAGCATACCATTCTAATATGGAATTAAAAGATGCGTTGAAATCATTGTCTGTGGATAAAGAAACGGAGATAAAAGATAAAGGTATTGCTAAAGACTTAAAAAAAATAAAGAAATTAACAGAAGATATTCAGAAAAAGATACCAAAAGAGGAAAGAGTAAAAAATGGAAAATCAGAATCAGAACAAGAATCGGCTGGAATATCTGAAATAGAGAAGATAATACAGGGGTCACAGATTGGGAAGATAGCAGAGCAAGTATCAAAAGATGTAGATATAGAAAGTATGTTAGATGGATTAGATGATGATTCAGATATATCAGAAATATTTACAAAATTATTTTCTGGAGATGGATTGGGTAAGATATTTAATAATATAAATACAGTTGTGAATGAGAAGATGGAATCTGGAGAGTTAAATAAAGAATCTTTACAGGGAGAAGCAGAAAATATGTATAATTCATTAGGAAAGACAGATATGTTTACGAATGTAGCACAAAATATGATGGGTAATATGATGGGTAATAATAATTCAAATCCAATGAGTATGATGATGGGATTAATGGGCGGTATGAATAATTTGAATAATATGAATAATATGAATCAGAATACACCCAAAAATCCAACTCAGACTAGACTACAGAAAAAATTAGAAAAAAGAAAGAAAGAAAGAAAATAAATATTTTTATTATGTTTCTATTATTATAATGTATACACCTTTTTGGACAGACAAAATGGAAATATTATATGATAGAAATTATATATTTGAGATATTTCCTATAAAAGAATTTGATCTTATAAGGAAATTAAATTCAATATTTCGTTTTTCAATATATTATTCGATAATAATATATTTTTATAATAGAAAAACAAATATATTTTACATACCGATTGTTGTAGGAATAGTAACATATTTAGTATTTAAAAAGAATTTTAAGACACATATTGATAGTATAAAAACAGAATTAAGAAATGGTGAAGTATCTAAAGATATGGAAGATTTAAATGTAGAGTGTAGAATACCAACAAAAGACAATCCATTTATGAATCCATTATTATCTGATTTTAGTAATAATAAGATACCTCCAGAAGCTTGTTCATCATATGATAATAAGGGGATTCAGAAAGCTATGAATGAGAAATTTGAATCTGGATTATATAGAGATTATACGGATATATTTAATAATGGCAATTCTCAGAGACAATTTTATACAGTGCCCGGATCTAAAATACCAAATGATCAAAATTCATTTGCGAACTGGTGTTATGGACGCCCTTCAACTTGTAAAGAAGGTAATGGGGTAGCTTGTTTAAATCAGATGGGTAGATCGGGCGCGGGAGGAGGGGTACCTTCTTGAAATTAAAATGGAAATAAAGAATAAATAAAATATATTCATTAATATAAATGAGTGGATATGGTAATTTTGTTCAAGGAAAAGGAAATATTTTACCGGAATCGAATACTCCGGGTTGTGTAAATCAGGAGGCAAATAAAGAGGATTTTGTTTTGTTCACTAAGGGATCTATTAATAGTGATCCGGCAACAATAGATATAGATATAACTCAATCAATGGGTGTTGGTAAATATGTCACGGATAATATGAATGGGTGTGGTTGTGAATTAAAAGATGCGAGAGATGTTCAATTATCACAACCAATGATAAATTTTATGGGTGGGAAAGGATGGATTGGAGAAAAGGGTTGTTTAATTGATACAGATACAGCATTAAGACAAAATGATGATCGTTTAACTAATCAGAGATATATAAATCAATTAGATGAAAGGTTACATTTAACAACTGGTAATTTTAGTAAAGGATATCACGATGTGAATGTAGAAAGTATAATTCAATCGGGCACATTAGCATCAGATGACAGATCTTGTAATAGTTTAACGGGGGTTACAATTGGAAATTATTTTACACCAATGATACCTAAATTAAGAGGCGAGATACAGGATACAAAATATCTTATACCCGAAGATTCAATGGATTCGTGGATTAGAGGTGGTTTACCATCTAGACAAATGGCTAGAAATGAGGATTATTTAAGAAGATGTCAAGAAAAAACATTTTCTTAAACTATTATGAAAAATAAATATATTGATGTAATATATATTTATGGAAACGGTTAAAGCTTTTAATGAAAAACAAAATAAATTATTAACAGATTTATCAACCGGACCGGGATTATATCAGGTTAATAAAGATATTAAAGCAGGTGATGTAGTATTTCCGTGGGCTCCGGGGAATAATACATCACTTCAAGGATACGGTATTGATTCACAGTTTGTTGATATTGAGAGTGAATTAAATAATTTAAATCGTCCGTTGTCTAAAACACCATCAAAACATTATAATCCAATGGATAAGTTTAATGGTAATTCTGTATTTAAAGAAGATGGATTTTTTCATATACAGAGTACATCATTAATAAATAATCCATTAGATTTAAAAGAATTTGGAATTAATCGTTTTGAGTGGCCACAGATAGATCCTCAGGCGAACGCGATAGAGCCATTTAAAAGAATAGGTGATAATTCAGTATTATTAACATTAGATAATCACAAAACATTTTGTAACTAAAGTTATATTAATTTCTTTTGATTGATTTCATTTTATTAATTTCTTTTGATTAATTTCACTTTATTAATTTCATTTGATTAATTTCACTTTATTAATTTCATTTTATTGATTACCTTTACATTGTTCACAATCTTCTAAAGAAATATTGTGAGTAGAATTTTCATATATTAAAAACAATACAGCCGAGAGTATTAATACTACAAATATTTTATAATCTAAGATTCCAAGAATATTATTCATCCTTAAATACTTCATAATATATATAAATAATATATAAAAATTTATTCATAATATATATAAATAATATATAAAAATTTATTCATAATATAAATCATAATATAAATCATAATATAAATCATAATATAAATCATAATATAAATCATAAAATGAAAATTGTACAATATTTAACTGATGATATATATGTAAAGGAAGAAATAATGTATTATAAAAATAAACCTATCAAAAAATATAATTGGCATCATATATTATGTGATATAGGATGGAACAAACTAAATAAAAATTGGATAAAGAAATTAAATTCATATAATCCGAATTCTTATAAGAATTCGCTATTTGGGGTTTTAGATGTACCATCAGATGGGAATTGTTTATTTCATTGTATAGCTGAAGCTTTAAGTTCAAGTGGTGATGTATATTATGAATCACAGGATATAAGAATTCTTTTATCTAAAGAGATAGATGAAGGGACATTTAATATGATTATATCAATATATAGATGTTTAAAAGATAGTGAAGATTTTGATGAAGATTGGGATCCATATGAAATAAATAAATTACAAGATTTTAAAGATAAATTAATAAATGGTGGTCATGAATATTGGTGTGATCATATATTATTAGAACTTTTAGTAAAAACGTTAAAATTAAATATATTTATTCTAGAGAGCAATGAAGAACATAATGATAAATATCAATATTTATCAAATTATAATAAAAAATATAAGAGTATAATATTATTATATAGTAATGGTAATCATTTTCAGTTAATAGGAAATTTTCAGGGATATATGAAACAATTATTCGATGATAAAAATCTTCCAATAGAAATAAAGAAGATGTATAATTTAAATTAAAAATAATATTCCACTATAGTATAAATGGAAGGACCAATCTTTTTAGCATTATTAGCGGGTGGTTATCTATTGGGTAATAAGAGTTCTCATTCAGTAAACACGAACGTAAGACCACCCAAATTTACTGAATCATCTACAAGTGTTTATGATTTAAATCAATTTAAAGATGCTCAAAATTATGAAAAAGAATTAATTGATAAAAATTTTAAAGATTCACTTAAACCCACATCAAATCTTGTTAGTGAATATTCGGGGAAAAATAAAACATTACAAATGAAAGAAGCAGTAAAAGAAGGTTTTGATCCAAATATAATTAGTGAATTATTAGGATTCGAAATTAGTAGAGAAGATTTTCAAAGAGATGATCGGGGAGTAACAATGACTCCGTTTACAACAAGAGAACCAGCACAAGTTGATTTAAATGATAGCAGAGGTTTATCATTAGCTCAGGGTAGAGACCCTAGATATGAATATGGTCGTGGTAGAAGAGAAGTTGAACGTTCATCATTAACGGGTGGTCCTCAACCATACGGATTACCATTTGGAATGTCTGATACAGGAGCAGCAATGGAACAGGATAGATATATATCAGGAATGTACAGAACAGATGAAAGACCATTTGAACAAGAAAGAGTTCCTCATATTGATGAAGCATCTGATATTAATCGAGATGTAGATTTAATATATGCTCAAAGAAATTCGGTTGATAATACTAGAACATTAAGTAATCAAAAGATATCATTTGGTGGTAAAGTTTTACCAGGTAAAGGTGTTGATGAAAGAGGTAAGATTGGCCAAGTCTTTAAACATAATCCTGATAAAGATTATGAAAATACGGCTGATAAATGGTTAGTAACAAATGGTGCTACAGTTGCTAAAACACTGAGACCCGAACAAATATTACCAGAAACTAATCGACAACATTTACATAGACAAGAAATGGGACCAATATTTAGTTCCGGTGTATATGGTTATAAACCAGGGGGGAAGAGACCAAATGTTAAAGAATCTGATAAACAACAATTAGAATCAGATACATTTAGAAATTTAAGTGCTGAGAATAATTGGAATAATGATTTTAATAAAGATAGTTATGTCGTTTATCCTAATGAAAGAGAAATTACTAGTGAAAGAACATATGAAGGAAATATTAAGACCGTATTCCAAGCACAAACTTCTGATCTTATGGATTCAGTTAAAACTACATTAAAAGAAACAACATTAGATCCTAAAAATAATGGTTATACATCCACGGTTACAACACTACCCACTGAAAGATTACAAGATAATGTTAGAACAAATAAAAAAGAAACTACTATTTTTGAATATGTTGGTAATGGTGGTTCATCTGTACCTCAGGAAATGGCTTCAGATCAATATTATCGCGCGGATCTCAATCCAAATAAAGAAATAATTTCTCAGGGTAGATATCCTACACCCGAATCTACAAAATTAGCGAATGGTATGGATACTATTAATATTGATATTAATAAAATAGAGAATGATTATTTTAATCATAGAATAAATAATCCTGATAAAGTATATCAAGAAATACCTACTGAGTTAGAATGTATGTATACTTCTAATAAAGATAGATTGAATGATAGAAAAATTTCTGCTCGTATTGAAGGTAATCTCTTAGATCCATTCAAAGAAAATCCATATACTCAATCATTACATTCATTCGCTTATTAAATTATCATAATTTTTTACATTTTCTTATAATATATATATGAACGAATATAAAAGATGGTTACCTATTATAATATTCAGTATCTTTTTATTTATGATATATAAAATAAATAGATTTTATAAAACAGAATATTTTGACTATTCACCATTTTCTTTATCGGGTTCAGGGATTCAGATTAAGTTTAATCAGGATGAATGTATAGATGATTTAAGTTGGATATCTTCTGATAATAATTATACTTGTGAAAAGATAACTAGTGAAGGTCCTGGATGTTATTTCTCTGATGTGAATGGATTTACTGGATTTGATAAATGTCCGAGATCGTGTGGTAACTGTCAAGATCAATTATTTCCCGGTGATAGTCTCAATAATACGATGCTTTCTGCCCCCGATGCTCTTTATGATAATGAATCAGGAGAAATGTTAGGAGAAATTAATCAAGGATCTATGAATATTGGTAATAGCACAATGGGAACATTTAGTGACAAACGTTTATATGAAATAGAAGAAAAATTTAAAGAAAGATTAGATTCTATGGAAGAAAATATTAGTACATTATTAGAGGGAGTTTATGATGATATTTTACTATCTGTAGCAGAAAATAGAGGTGAAGATATAATCTGTTTAAGAAATCAGAAAGAGATAGTTCCAGATAATTTGGTAGATGATGATCTAACAACAGCTGAAATAACTGCCGAACGTGCTTCAATTCCTACTGATTGTAATACTGATGATCCTCCTAAAGCTGAACCAGAATTTGGTCCAAGATTATGTCCTAATGTAAGTGATGAATGTTACTCTTGCTTACCCCCTAGTTTTGGAGCTGAAAGTACTGCTGATGTTTTGGGAGTCTGTCCTCGTCCTAACGATAATGTTATTAGATCAGATTGTATTAATAATGAAATCTTTAATCAATTTAGTATTTTACCTAATAATACTTTCAGTCTAACTACAAGATTTTCAGAAACGAATAATCAACAAGAATATCAAAATCAAACAGATAATATGTGTTCTATCAGAAAGTGTTTCGAAAGAAGTAATACTGAAAAATTTAATCTCTATAAGTGGTCTCCAGTAAATAATACTGATGATGATGATGATGATGATTCTACCAGTAATCTAGGTATGATGTTAGATATTAATATTAAAAATGTTAATTGTTATGATTTAAAAAATTTATCAAATTATGTGGGTAATACATTAAATGAAGATATATGCTCAAGGGTCATATATACACGGAGTATTAATCAAAGTGACGGTAAGGTAAATTGGAAACCATTATATGAAAGATGTCCTATCCGCTGTAATAATTTATGTAAACAATTATTAGTTTCAGAAGAAGAAACTCTTCTAGAAGAATTAAATCCTTTAGATGATCATATTATATATGTTGATTCATCGGGTAATGATATCACTTCTAATACCGTTGATCAAATACATCTAGATAGATTTGTTAAAAGAGATCCAGATTCTGAAAATACCGAATATATTTATCCCGATGTCCCGGCTGATTCAGATAGTATGAATAATTTTGATTATCTATCTAATGTAGAAAATGAGAATGATAAAAATTTAGCTAATAGAATAAAATATTTATTATCATTAATCAAATGAGCGGAATTATTATTTTATTTTTATATAATTATTTTTAATGAATCAAAATTCTGTAAAAACAGAAATTAAAGAGGGATCACACGATGAATTTATAAAATTCCTATTTGGTCAGGAACCAAAAGAAAAAGATTCTATTCAATTAGAAATACCAGATATTCCTGAAAATAAGAATGTTCATTTACATATTTATGAACAGTTATTACAAATATTCGTTGATGGTTTAAAGTTTTTCTTTTCAAATAAAGAAGGTAAAGTTGATGTTACAAAATTAAAAGAAGAAGATATATATAAAATACAAAAATATTTTGAGTCAATGAATTTTAGATCTAAAGTTGAAGTTTTTGATTTAAATAACTATAAATTCAGATTTCCAGATTATTTTAAGAATCAAGATAAAATTAAAAATGATACAGTATTAAATGAATTCTTTTATGAAGTTCAAGGAAGTGATAAAAAAATGTATCGTATAACATTTGATTATCTATGATCTTATTATCTATTATAGAATGATAATAATTTGTGTACTTATAAATATTAAATTATATTAATATTTAACAGTTTATTTATTTATTATAATAACAATGGATAAAATTAAAGAGTCAGAAAAAAGATCAGATGAGTTTTATTTTATAGAAGTAAATGAGAATTATAAATTAAAAGAAAAAATTAAAGATTTACAATGTATAATAATATCATTAAAAGCTGAAAATGAAAAATTAATAGAAGATAATATAAGATTAATAGATAATAAGAAGTCTAAATCCTAAAAATAAAATATTATGACTAACATTAATGGATGATGTTAATGTTCCTGTATTTGCTCAAGCAAAATTAGAATATACAAAACAATTAGTTGATTTATTATATTCACATTTTAATGATGGAATTATCTCTATTTATGATGAAAGTAAGGTTATATATTCTAATCGTCCGGGAATTCCTATTTTAATTATATTTCGTTCATTATTAGAAAAAGTACCTTTATGGAATAGTGAAATAATAAATACCGAAACTGATCGAATTATGAAATCGGCTAAATGTGACTGGCTAGATGATTTAATTACAGCTGTATTTATTAGTCATACAAGGATTTTGATGTCCATTGGTCCCAATCAATCATTTAAGAAAATAAATGTAACAATTCCTAAAACTTCTACATTTATTCATAAAACATATATTAATATATCAAGAGAATTTTGGAAGAATCCATATCTTTTTAATGAAAATGTCCCTAGTCACGAATATCAGCGTAATATGAAAAATATTGAAGATATGATTAAGATAAGTATCGAGGATACTATACGTAGACAACTCCCAGTAAAAGATATCTTACGTGAACATTTAGACACATATGATAATAATGATAAAATTGATATACAAATGATAATGAATGAATTGAAGAAATCTCAAGAATTAAACAAAGCATTAAATAGACAAAATAATAATGTCGATGAAATAGATGATATTGATAATGATATTGATAATGATATTGATAATGATAATGATAATGATAATGATAATGATAAAGATAAAGATAAAGAAGAAATATTTGATGATTCTTTGAATCCTACAGAATTGCCAGAAGTATTTAAAGAAGAAAAATTAGATACAAATGATACAAATGATACAAATGATACAAATGATACAAATGATACAAATGATACAAATGATACAAATGATACAAATGATACAAATGATACAAATGATAATGAAATTTTTGGTGAAGAAATGAAATACGATAATATTGATATTGTTGATGAAAAAGAAGAAATAGAAGAGAAATATATAAATCCTTATAATGATCCGAGTGATCCATCATTAGATGATATTAAGAAAAATACTCAAGATATCGTTTTAAATGATATAACAGTGCCTGTAGTAGAAGAACCAAATTATAATAATTTATCAGATGATAAGAAAAAAATAGATGATGTAAATGAAGTAAATGTAGATATACCGAACGGTAACAATTCATCTTTCGGATTTTTTGATGATCTAATTGATAAAAAAGAAGAAAATAATGATAAACAGAAAGAAGAAATAACAATTGTAAGGAAAGATGAAAATGAAAATATCATTAATACACCTAAATTATCATCAAATGAAAATATACAAGATACACAAGATACTCAAGATACTCAAGATACTCCAGAAGATGTTAAGATGTTCTCATTCACAAATTTATATCCAAATGTAAAGGCTAGGGGGAAAGTTGAAGAAATAACAAAAATAGATAGTGATAATAAAGAAATAAGATCTTCTTTACCTTCGTTAGATGAAGAAAAAATTACAGAAATTCCTTTAGAAATAAATGAGAAAGTAATGAAAGAAGTAATGAGAATTGATAAAAAAGAAGAAAATATAGATGAAACTGAAACATTGGATAATTTCTTTAATGAAATAAAACAATTAGCTAATAAAAATGATAAGAATATTAAAATAGATGATATAAAACAAGAATCATATACGTTTTTTGATTAAAAGATGAGTATAAAGTTAATATTTAATTTATATTTTTTATTATATGATTGATACACCATTAGGTTTTAGTTTAATTGGGAGTATAATTATTTGTGTAGTGGTTTATTTTATTCTAAAAGAACAAAATAGATACAGTAATAATCGTGAAGAAATGCGTAATGATTTATTAGGATTATTTACTATAATATTTGGATCATTATTTTGTATAAAGATGTATTGTGGTGAAAATATTAGTCACGGAACCCAATTAGTGCCTAAATCATTAGATTTAAAAACAACAAAATGTCCCTTTTAAACGAAAATATTTAGGATAATGAATAAAATAATTTCTTAGGGAACATATTTTTTTTTATACGATAATCATTAAAATATTTATTACTAATTATATCTATAGGATGACTATTTTTAGCATTTTTAGAGATATTAATATATAGTTTAAAATTATCGTCTTCTTTATCTAAACGGACACCATTTTTATCAGTTGCTACAAATTTTAAGAAATCTAATAAATCATCATATTTTTCTTCTAAATCTTCATCACTTGTTTCATCAATTTCATCATCATAATTATATCTTATTTCATCTAACATCGTTATAGCTAATCGACATAAATCAAAATAAGGACTAGGTTTAGTACCATCTTTTGCCGGCATAAATGGAATTGAGGATGAATATTGATATTGTCCTTCAGCTTCCCCATATTTAGAGAATGCATCATTTAAGAAAAGTTTATTCTTATATGTTATAATAGATCGTCCGAAGTCAATTATTTTGAAGATTTTTCCAAATGTAGGAACTTTGAAATAAATATTATTAAATTTATAATAAATGAAAGTTTTTTCAGTATATGAATACATAATATTATTAATATGTAGATCATTGTGAGTAAATGCGTAATGTTTTTGTAAATAGGCTAGTGAAAATGCTATCTGAAATAAGCAAGATTTTAATTCATCAATATGAAGATCTTCTTGAATAATATCTTCTAATGTTCCTTCTAATTTTTCCATAAATAAAAGAATACTTGGACAATTCTTTAGTTTAGCAATATAAATATCATCATCGGGATCAGAATCACTATCAGAATTTTCTGAACTTGTATCAGTATTAGTATAGCAGTCAATTTCAAATGTTTTTTTATTCATTTTAATAAATTCTGGATGATTTTCAAATTCATAAAATTCTTCCGTGATATCATATTTAATATTCTGTTTACCATTAACTGATCCATAATATATTGGAAAGTTGGGTAAAATATCTTTTTGTGTTAATTCACTAAATAAAAAAGAACAAAATACATCAATATAAGCCATATTATCCATATTATTAATCTTATTTTGCAAATTGTAACCATAATTTGATGGTAAAAAGTTATTCTTATTATAATAAGTATTGTAATTATTTATAACATAATGTATTGGATCAACTAAAGAAATACTTTTACAAAAGAGTTCTTTTTCTTCATATAAATTTTCATTTTTACTAAACGTTTCGCAATTAATAATCATATTTGAGTTATAAGACTTTTCTTTAATAATTTTGAGTATTCTTTTAATAAAAAAGTTACGATCAAAATCAATACGTTTATTTGAGTTTTTTGTATTATGTATATAAAAATACAGAGACATTATTGGATAATAAAATTGAGAATTAGTTATATCTAAAATATTTCTAATATCTTTAAACAATAGATTACTTTCTTTTTTTGACCATTTATAATATCTTAAATTTTTTGAACTATTTGTTAAATTATTATTCATTTATCTACAGAGTTATACAATAAATATTAAGTTTAAACTTAAATTTTTTTATTACAGAATTGTATATAAATATGGAAATACAATTAAGAAAGTTTGATATGAATAAGATTAAAGATGACAAAGTTGTTGTATTAATTGGTAAGAGAGAAACGGGTAAATCGTTTTTATGTCGCGATTTGTTATATCATCATAGAGATATACCGTGTGGTCAAGTTATTTCTGGTACAGAAGCTGCGAATGAATTTTATTCTAGTATGGTGCCTAAATTATTTATTCACGAAGAATATCAGGGATCAATTATACAGAATGTACTTAAAAGACAAAAATTAATGATTGAAAAACTTAAAAGTAATTCTAATTTAGATCCTCGTTTATTCCTTATTTTAGATGACTGTTTATATGATAATACGTGGGTTAAAGATAAAAATGTAAGATCATTATTTATGAATGGACGTCATTTCAAAGTTTTATTTATCATTACGATGCAATATGCTTTAGGTATACCTCCTAATTTAAGAACCAATATTGATTATGTATTTATTCTAAGAGAAAATTATGTCAGTAACAGAAAAAGATTATATGAACATTATGCAGGTATGTTCCCTACATTTGAAATGTTTTGTCAAGTAATGGATCAATGTACTGAGAATTTTGAGTGTTTAGTGATAGATAATAATGCTAAAAGTAATAAATTAGATGATCAAGTATTCTGGTATAAAGCTAGTGATAGAGGGGAATTTAAAATAGGGGCTGATGATTATTGGCAATATTCTCAATCAAATTATGTTGATAAAGAAAAAGAAGAACTTCATAATGGATATAAAAATACCTATGTTGTTGATAAAAAATATTAATAATTAAACATTACTTAATATGATCTGTTCGAGTTTTTCAAAACTTCTTTCATTAACTGCCTTTGTGCTCACAGATCCATCATTTTCTTCAATTTCTAATACATAATGAGGAAATCCTCTTACTTTATATTTTTCTACCATATCTTTACGTTTTTCAGAATCATACAATATTATCTTAACCATTGTACCATTCTTTAATTGTCCGTGATGCTTTTCAATCATTTTATCAAAATCTGGTTTAGCTTTCTTAGAATAACCACACCAAGGCGCATATATCATTATTAATCTAATTTCTTTATGTTTTCCGTTATCTTTTATCGGATCTCCATTACCCATCATTGTAGGCATTTTACCTATTCCTACATTTTCTAAATGACCAACTCCTTTCATTTCTTTACTTAATACAGAATTTATTTCACCCGATGTTGGTCTATCTGTTACCACCTGCGGAGATACCGGCTTCATACTATCTACAGAAGCTAATCCTCTTAAACTTGAATCAAGTAATAAATAATCACCATCGGCTTTAATTGGTGAAGCACCCAATACAGATAAATTATCCATCATAGAAGGTGGTGCCTCCATTCTTATTTGTTTGGGAATAATATTTGGATCATTTTTCAGTTCCATTTGAGGCTGTGGCTTTTGTGGCATTTTTGTCATTGTGGGTTCACCCAAAGAATCAGGATAATCAGAAAATCCCTCAAAATTCTCAATGCATTCTACAAATAAAAAAAATGCTAATATTAATAATATTGCGATACAATTGTCATCTACTACTTTCCCCATAATCCTCATTTTATATATTAACCTATATTTTTTTATTATATGATTAAATCTTCTAATTTCCAATATTCAAAACCATTCCCATATGGTCGTCTAATTATAAATGGTATTTTCCCTTTTTTTAATTCCTCTAATGCTATATTATAACTATCTGTATATCTTTCTGGATTTTTGATAAGTGGTTTCGATCCATCACTGATCTGTTGTGCTCTTTCTGATAAAACTCTTGTTCTTTCATATTTTGTCAAAATTGGTGATGTTTTATTTTTCTTTTTATTTTTATTATAATTTTTTTGAAATTCTAAACAATCTTCATCGTTGCCTTTAAGAATAATTTGTTCACTTTCTTCATAATCATTTTCATCAATATTGAAATCGTCCATCTTTCTTATAATATTATAATCATAAAAAAGAAATCAAATTTTAAATTGTTTATTAATAATTATACTTTTACTTACTATGATTAATCCACTGCTGACCACAATGATTACAAATATACATATAATACATATTATCTGAATGATATTTCAGATATGTTATTGATGATTCTGTTTTCGGACATTCAGTATTCTGACATTTAATATTCTTATTATTCTCTATTTTTGGTAGGGTAATATCGTGTGTCAAATATGGATTTGTATTTAAATACTCACTACGATCTATTTTTTCAGTTGTGTTATTATAGATACAAATTGTTTCATCTTCAAACTCTCGCTTAAAACCACAACATTTACATAAATATTTTATCTTGTCATCTGAATCTGAAATAATAGTCATTAAATTCAAACAATCATCACAGAAATCATTATCGTTAGTATTCATCTTTTATGATATAAAATATATTAATATTAATATCAAATTTTTAGGTATTTTAAAATTAACGATTCTTAATTAATTCTTGATAAATTGTATTTAATTTCTTATGATTACTATGATCAAAATAATTCATCTTTAAATTTCCAGATGAATTACACGTGAAAGGTATTAATACAATTGGTTCATCTTTACTAGGTGATATTTTATCTCTATGTTTTTTAGGTATTCTTTTCAAACAATATCTTTAAATTTAGCCAATAATTCATCATAATTCATATTTAATGATATATGATATACTGATATATTAACTATATTTTGACATATCTTATTCTTTGATAATTTTGTATATTTTTTTATAATTCTTTCTTTATTCACGTTCAAATGATTCTTAATTGTTTCTTGAAAACACTCATATTTTGTTGGTGGATCTAAAGAATTCTTCAAAATAAGAGTTCTTAAAGTTTCATAATTTATGCAAGCATTATAACGTATATTTAGAGATCCAGAAGAATTCCCATAACCTGGTTCTTGTTTAATTGGATCATCTGTCAACAGCGATTGTATAGATAAAAGAATACTTGTAATATCCATAATAGTTGTCCATTGTGGACCAGACCAAGTTCCCAATAAAGAAAGACATACTTTACCTAAAAAGTTTTCTTGCGCTCTTCCTGTATATAAATTTGGATGAATACGAATACTACCCCTAGATAAGTATAATACCTTTGGAGGTGAATATGGATAATTACTTGGAAAATTTATCTTAAAATATAAGATACCATCTTCATAACACGATCCTTCAGGACCAATTATCATTGCATAGGCCTCTGTTATATCATCTTCATTAAATTCAATATAGATTCCATTTTTATTTAATTCATTTCTTTGTACAGCTCTGATATCTTTAGAAAGAATTCTTTTAATTGCTGCGGGAGGCATTGTTTCTTTATTAAATAATTAAGAATTATGCTTAAATAAAAAAAAATTTGATGTTTAAATTTTACTTAATTTTAAATATATAGCGAAGAATAAATTTGAAGACGGTATATAGACACAAAAGTAAATTTAAGAGAAAAATATTGATTATTACAGTTTGTCCAAATTTGATTTAAAATTAAAATATTAAGTAATCATTATTAGATGGAACAAAAGAAAGGAAAATTAGCCAAATTCCTTTCGCAATTTAAAGAAATAAAAGATGGTCAGAGAGTAACCCATACAGGACTCGATGGTGGACGATGGCATATTCCTTCTCAAAATATGAAGAAATTATATAAATATATTGGCTATGATTATTCTAAAAAGATCTCATTACCTCTTCTTGTAGAGAAAATGGGTGATAATTTACCATTTATGATTGATCTTGATTTTAAATACACAGATGAAATCAAGAAAAGAGTCTACAATAAAAATCTTAAAAAACGTCTTATTGAATATATTTGGGGTGTATTGAGTGAAAATATTGATCTTAATGATAATCACAATGAAATTTTAGTTATGGAAAAGAATAAACCATATCCTGTAAAAGTTGCGGGAAATAAAAAGCCTGGTAAATACAAGAGTAAAGATGGTGTTCATATCTGTTTTTCAGGTATTGTAATAGATAAACAAAAATATAAATACATCGTTGATAAACTCTTTGATTACGAAAAGGTTAATGAAATTATTGAGCAAGAATGTGAAATAGTTCCATCAAATCTATCTGATAATACTGTTCTTGATAGTAAGATTTCTGGATGGCAACCTTATCTCTGTTCGAAGAAGGGGGAAGAACCATATCTTCTAACAGAAGTATATCATATTTATGAGGGCAATGCTGTAGAACTAAATGAGGCAGAAAAAGAAATAAACTACACACCAGTTAAAATGATGAACAAGATTAGTCTTAATAAAGTAGGATTAGAAGATAATCTTGTTTATCGTGAAACATTTCTAAATGAATTTAAAAAGAATTCAACTGAATTATATAGCTTACAAAGTGTGAATAGTATGAGTAGTCTAAGTAGTCTAAACTCAACTACAAGCGATGATTCACAAAATCATTTAGAACAGGAAGAAATTAATCCATACAAACAGAAAAAGATATCACAAAAGGTAAATAAGATTCTAGAAGAAGAAGAATTTAATCTTATCCAACAATTAGTAAAATGTCTTTCTAAGGATAGAGCTGATGATTATAGCAAATGGCTAGATGTTGGGTTATGTCTATTTAATATTGATCACAGACTCTTTGATTCGTGGGATGAATTTAGTCAACAGTCAGATAAATATCCAAGTAAGAAAGATGTTCATAAGAAATGGGTATCGTTCCAAAATGCTCATACAACTAATCCTCTAACAGTTGCATCGTTGTATTATTGGGCTAAACTAGATAATGAAAAACGGTTCAAAAAGATAATGGAAGAGAATCTATCTAAATTAATAGAGTGTAGTATTTATGCGGGACCAGATGCTAATTTCAGAATATGTGAAGTAATTCATAAATATTTTGAGAATCAATTCATTTCTGTTGATATTGAAAATGAGTGGTATAAATATGATGGAGAAAAACATCGTTGGGATACAACTCTTAAAGCAACTGATCTGAAGATGGGTATTCATAAAGAAATATATGAAATTTATCATCAGAAACAATTAGAATATAGAACAAAAACGGGTTCTTCTGATCCCAGAGAAGCAAAGCAAGCCGAACAAGACCACAATATGTGTACGGAATTTTGTAAGAAGCTTCTGAAAGAATCATATGTAAAAACACTTTTGGATGGTCTAGGTCATATGTTTTACGAGAAGAAAGTCATTGAGAAGTTTGATGAAAATGTAAATCTTCTAGGATTTGAAAATGGAGTAATTGATCTTAAATCTTATGAATTTCGCGAGGGTCGACCAGATGATTATATTACAATGAGTACAGGTTTAACATTGCCCGTAGAAAAAGATGAACTCCCAATATCATTTGATAAATTATGGGAAAAGACTAAAAATGTTCCTCATTTTAATATTCTCCATCGTGATATTCTTAAATTTATGGCTGAAGTATTCCCCGATACCGAAGTTAGAAATTATGTTTGGCGATGGTTATCTAAATGTCTATCGGGTGAGAATCGTGATCAAGGATTTTACATCTGGAATGGTGAAGGTAGTAATGGTAAGTCTGTTCTTATTGATTTGATGAACAGGATTCTAGGAGATTATGCCGGTGGTCTACCAGTTCAGATGATTACTAAAAAGAGAGGAGCAGCAGAAGCAGCTAATCCAGCTATGGCTCAAACAAAGGGGAAGCGTCTTATCGTAATGTCTGAACCAGAAGTAGGTGAAGAAATTAATACAGGATTAATGAAAGAGTTGACCGGTGGTGATAGAATTAAGGCCAGACATCTATTTAAGGAATGCTTTGAATTTATTCCTCATTTTAAGATGGTTACGATGTGTAATGAGCTCCCTCAAGTATCAGCTGATGATCACGGTTCTTGGAGGAGAATGGAGGTAGTACCATTTGAGTCAACATTTACAGATGATAGTAATAAGGTGGATCATTCGCGTAATATATATCCAATGGACAAAACGATTAAGGAAGAAAAGTTTGATTACTGGGCTGAGATCTTTATGATGATGCTTCTAATGGAGTGGATGCGTTATGATAAGGAAGGTATTCAGATTCCAGAAAAGGTTAAGATGGCTACTAACAGCTATCGGAATGAGAACAATGTTCTTGGTCAGTTCATTGAGTTGTGTGAGATTATTCCGAATATTAAAAATGATGATGGTTCAGAAATTGCCCCGACTGATTTCGAGGATCTCTTTTACCAAATCAATGATTGGTGTAAAAAGGTTGGTCATAAACTACAGGATAAAAAGAAGACTATGGCTGATCTTAAAAAGTGGCAGCGTAAGTCTAAGTTTGGTATCCAAATGGGAACTAAAAAGAGTGAGAGATGTGTTAATGGAACAACTCAAGATCCTAAATTTAACCTAGTATACAAACCAGAGTAAATAATCTTAATAACCTATTATCAAAACTAATTAAAGCTTATATTCTATAATTATATATCTAGGTATTTTAGTTAGAAATCAGATATAAGATATAATTAATTTGATTTCTTTTTTATTATAATATATCAATTTATAATATAAATGGGAGCTGGTGATAATAACGGAAAGAATTACGGAGGACTTCATACTGGTTGTGGAAAGGGTGCTAGACGCGGTCCATATTCATCTGAAGGGTTTCGTCCAAATACACTAATATCTCATATGGATTTTCTAGAAAATGACCGAGTTATTTATATAGGATTTTCAAAGCATAATCGAAAAAGTGAACGTCTGATTCAGAATGGAGATATAGGGAATGTTATGCGTAAGGATAATGGAACAAAGACACAACGTATTCCACGATCTAAGATTAAGGTGGATTTTGGTGATAAAGGTATTCGTTATGTAGATAAAAAGCTTCTACAGCACGCCGACGATTTTGAGATTTATATAGATGAACTCCTTGATAAAGATTCACACCTAACAGGATTTCAGAGTTTTAGAGTAGAAAATCGTAAGGTAGAAAATGAAAAGAGAAAAGAAAAGTATGATAAGCAATATGAAGAAGTTCTTAAAAAGAGAGAACAAAAGAAAGAATTTCTTCAGAAGAAGAAGATGTTTCGTTATACATCAAAGCTTCAAATGGAATACGATATTGATAGTTGTTCAGAAAATGGTTCAGAATACAGACGTATTGATCGAATGGTTAAGATGCTTAAGGAAGATAATAAGAATAATGATGAAGAATCTGAAGATTATAAGAGAATTAAAGAAGAAATTATAGGTCTCAATAATGAACAAAGTAAGGTTAAACATAAACGTGAGGTTTTATATTTTATGTATAAGAATGGTCATTATAATCAAGATGTTCATTCACCGAGTACATATTATGCTAAGATAAATTAAATTTTGTTCTTAATTGTTTTAAAGTTTCATAATAACCAAAATCTATCATTTTTTCTTTTTGTTCATTTGTTAACTCAAAATTGGTAGAAGATTCATTCATTTCTAAAATAATACATTTATCCAAATAAGGATCTAAATTTTTAGATGATACGGTTAACATCTTATTTAAAAAAGATAAAATAGGATATTCCTCTTTTTTAAAATCTATATTTTTATTACTAGAAATATATATTCCAATATAATTATCTTTATTAGGATCAATAGATTCAATTGGTAAATTTCCACTTATTCCACCATCAATATAATAACAGCCATTATAAAGAATTGGTTTAAAAAATATAGGAATAGCTGTTGTCATTAATAATAATTTACATACTTCTAGATCTGGATCAGTTTCGTGATTAATAAAATAAGTTTCAGATTTAGTAACATTCACACATTTTACTGTTATTTTTATTTTTGTTTTATTAAAAAGCTCTTTAAGTGTTAGATTATCTTTTTTAAATTTTTCTTTAAGTATAATCTCAATTGGCTTAGAAATCATATGATGATTTATAAAACCCATATCATATATTAATGAATCAATTGAGATATTATCAATATCTAACAAATTTATAAAATCTGTTTTTAAAACACATTCGTAAGAGAATTTTTCACTAATTCTTAACGCCAGTATAATACTGTAAAAATACCCAACCGAAACACAAGAAATATGTTTTATTCCATTCAAATCTTTAGATATTATTCCTTTTTCATAAAGTGCTCTAAATATGCCGATAAATGTCACCATTTTTGTGCTCGCCCCAGAAATTACCAATGTATCAATTTTATTATCAATCGATGTATCAATCAATGTATCAATCGATGTATCAATCAATGTATCAATCAATGTATCAATCGATGTATCAACCGATGTATCAACCGATGTATCAATTTTATTATCATTATTATTTTTAGTATTTTTATCCATATGTTTTTATTAAATAAATACTTTTTCTTAAAATATTTATCTAAACATAAATATTATGAATCCACAAATAGATTTAACAGAATTAGATCTTGAAGCAAGAAAAAAAGTTGTAAAAAGGTTAGAAATATATAATAAAATATTAAAAGATTGTCATAATAAGATAAGATTTAATTCTAAATTAGACAGGAAATATTGTTTCTTTTTAATTCCAGAATTTATTTTCGGAACTCCTCTTTATAATATAGAAGAATTAAGAGATCACGTTATGAGTAGTTTAGATAAGAATGGTTTTAAATTGATGTATATTCATCCAAATTGGTTATTTATTTCTTGGGATCATCACCAAACAAATAAAAATTATATCTTACAAAAGAAAAATATAAAAAAAGAAATCCAAATGAATTATAGACCCATTGAAGAATATAAACCAACTGGTAATATGAATAATCTCGTATATGATGATGCTACATTATTAGCGATGCAAGACAAAACAAGATCTTTAAATATTTAATATGATCGCTTACCTAATTGATACATAAAATCGTGTGATATCAATAAAAATATACCTGTAAAGATATATAATAATAATTCATTAAATTGTTCATCATTTGTTGTGAATCCCTCAATCACTGTCCCTTGTCTCATATTATTTTGTAGTGTTTCTTGTCTCCCTTTCACTAATTCTTGATAATCACTTAAAGGAACTTGTACATATCCGTCTTTTTGTTGTATTGGGGGGGGGTCATTTACTCTATTTAATGGTTGTCTATTAATATTATTATTCCCCTGAATATTTGGATAGATATTTGTAGAATAAGGAACATAATCTAAATTCTTTTCACTTGATGAATAATAATCAAATGGTTGTATTAATGGTTCTTCTTCTAAAGAATTCGCAGATTTCCATGTTCTTGGAGGTTCAATTAATATATCTTTATCTATTTCTAAATTATTTATTACTGGTTTAAATCGGTTATCATCTCTTGTTGGTGGAGTTTCATAATCTCTTTTCTTTTTCTTTTTAGCTTTTCCGTCTTTTTTAAAATCAGATCCCCAAGCTTCTTCTAAAGAACAATACATTCTAATAATAGATTAGATAATATATTTATATTTTATCTTTTTTTATCAATCTTATTATAAATGAATTTAATTGATTATTTTCAGGATCAAACTGACGTTTTAAATGAAAATAAATACTTCATCGGATTAATGATGATTATGGTTAATATTGGATCAAGATTCATTATTGATGAACTGAATGAAGAACATCGTAATTTTATTAAAAATACTTATTTCAGAAGAATCGTAATCTTTGCTGTTATTTTTATGGCTACAAGAGATGTTATTATCGCATTTATTGTAACTGGGTTATTTGTTTTACTCATATTAGAAACTATTCCTGAACCACCTAAAGAAGATGGAGAAGGTGGTTCTTCTTTTGCGAAAAAAGAACTTGATAAAGAAATTGATAAATTAAAAGCAATTAAAGATTCATTGTAAAATTATTTACCAGGAGGACACTCTTTTTAAATTTAGTATAATCACACATATATCTATAATTTATATATATTAAATTTATATTAAATTTATATTAAATTTATAAATTCAGTGTAATACCACTCCTTCTATCTGTATCTCCACTTACTAGAGATATATTATCTAAATCTGGGATATTATTCGGCTCTAGATTCATCGTTTTAATTAGATCATCAATACCATCTGGACCATTCATTTCTTGTCTAGGTGTAGAGCCGCCCGATGGAGGACCTCTTCTCGGATTTCCTCTATGTATCCCTGATCCAGGAACAGGTCCTCTTCGATTATTGGGAGGAGGACCTCCCGCCATAGGTCCAACTGGACCATGATTCATTGGACCATTGGGCATAGAACCCATCGATCCAACTGCCGCTGAAGCAAATTGTTTCATTAATTCCGGATTTTGTCTTAATATATCATCCATTCCGGGCATAGACGATTTAAACATCGTGTTCTGTAAATGAAACATAAAAGCACTACCACCTAATGCGAACATCAATCTTATTTCAGGAGCAACTTCTGTATCTCCCCCATATTTCATATGAAGCTCCTCAAAAATTTCATCATAATCAAAAATATTCTCATTCACAGATTCTGACCACCCGTCTAACTGTATTGAAAATGGATCTACTTTATTATTTAAAAATTCTAAACCTGTTACAAATGCCATTAAAGCTTTTCTCTGGAATTTAACAGAATTATCTATTTCTCTTTGTTTTTTTAATTTAAGATATTCATTTCTCATTTCTTCCAAATTAGAATTCATATTATAATTCATTGTTGTGCGAATACCTTGTTCACTCAATTTCTTAAATTTATATATATAATCTATCTTTTCATTCTTAATATCAGTTGGTGTCATTCTATGAATCGGCGTAAATTCTGATCCTTCATTCTTTTTCATTATAAAATTATCCCCTTCATCTGTATCTGTATTCATATGAATAGATTTTGGTTCTTCATCTTGACCAGAATTTGAACCAAAACCAAACATATTCATCTCACCTTTATCAGATTTACTCGATTTCACAGAGTTATCATCACCACTTAAATATCCATCTTTTTTTTCATTTGCACGATTTGCGAATAATTCTATACCAATTGAATCAACTACGCTTAATTTAGGAGATTTTATATCATCATTATTATCATTTAATGGATTACGAATACTTATCCCCTTTGTTTCATTATCTGTATCAATTCCTAAAATATCCATATATATATTTAATCCTGTAGAAGTAATTATCACAATATATACGCAAATCCTTAAATAAAAGAATTCTTTTATCTAATTATGTAAATTATACATTCACTATATTTTGAATATCATTTGGCATTTCTTCTATCTTTGTATTATAAAATTCACGAATATTCTGTAAATGTTCTATATCATAATCTGTAATAAAATTAATCGCAACTCCTTTCCTCCCATAACGACCACTTCTACCGATACGATGAATATATGTTTCTTTTTCTCTGGGTAAATCATAATTAATTACCAAAGATAATTGCTGAATATCTATTCCTCTTGATAATAAGTCTGTAGATAAAAGAATTCTTATTTCACCTTCTCTAAATTTCTTAACTGTATAATCTCTTTCGTTTGTTTGGAGTGATCCGTGAATCATTCCCACTGGAAAATTATTTTCTATCAATTTCTGATAAATTTCTATTAACTTATTCTTTGAATTTATATATATTATACATTGTGATATCTGTATACTATCATATATATCTGTTAATACATCATATTTCCAATGATTCACTTTAGTATTTATATAATACTGTGATATCCCCTCCAATGTTAATTCTTCCTTATTTACTAAAATTTTCTCAGGATTATTCATAAAACGATCCGTTAATTCTAACATTTCTTGAGGCATCGTAGCACTAAATAAACATATCTGAGTATCTTTTGGCATAGAACGTATTATCTCCTGTAATGTTGGCAAAAACCCAAATGATAACATTTCATCTGCTTCATCTATTACCAATGTTAGTATTTCTGATGTAATTAAATTACATTTATTTATCATATCTATTATTCTTCCTGGTGTTCCTACTACTACGTGTGGTTCTCTTCTTAATAAATCGGAGCAAGCACTGACATTTGTTCCTCCAACAGACTTAGTTTTCGTAATTTTAGTATATGAACTTATCTCATTTATAACATTCATTGTTTGTTCTGCTAATTCTCTCGTTGGATTTACTATCAACACCTGTGTTTTATTTATATCTTCATTTACCCTATTTAATGTTCCAATTGTGAATGCTCCTGTCTTTCCTGTTCCAGATTGTGACTGTGCTATAATATCTTTTCCTTCATTTATTACCGGTATAGATTTATATTGTATTCTCGATGGTTTCTCAAAACCATATGAATATACACCTCGTAATAAATTTTCTTTAATTCCTAAATTATCAAAATTATACTCTTCACTCATATTATAATATTAAAGGATTAAATTCTTTATGTGTTTTTATAAATCTGAACAACATTGTTTAATTAATTCACCAACTTTCTTTATATCTGCGCCATTTGTTCTTCCTAATACATTTTTATTTTTTATGATTATAAATGTCGGTACACTCTTTATATCACATTTTTCGCTAAATTCATCATTTTCATCTATATCTACTTTACAAAATGTAATATCTTTCTCTATAAGACCTTCTTCTAATTTTACTATTGAAGGATAAATACGCTTACACGGACCACACCAACTTGCAGTAAAATAAAAAAATAAATAATCCTTATCATCTAACACTTCTTTAATATTTTCTTCTGTAATATTTTTCATTTATCTAGTATTATAAAATATTTTTTGAATTTTAACTCTTTAATAATCATCATTTAATTCACTTTCACTGTTATATTCATTTTCTATATATTCTGTCCGTGTTTCACTTTCTTTATTCTCAAGATATATCTGATGTTCTTGTGGTCTGTAGGCGAAATATTCATTATACTCACTTATATATGTATCATATTCATCATCTGTCATAAGAGATTGTTCAAATTCACTCTTAGGTATAAATTTCTTCTTTTCTTTCTTTACGGGTAAAATAGGACACAAATAATTAAAATCTTCTCGATTTATAACTCGATCATAGTGCGTTTCAAGTATATTAGATCTCACATTACACAAATATCCACACATACATATATTCTTATTCGGGTTATCATCATAAATCACCCACGGTTTTCCCATCTTCTTCTCTTTACAATGATAACAAGTATAACTCATTTATTCTACTTTTAAAGAATTCTTTTTATCTAATTACTTATTTCAAATTACTTATTTCAAATTACTTATTTCAAATTACTTACATTTGAATCAAATTTAATTATTTATAATACACGAATATAAATACTCAACTGGCACTGAACATACACCTATTATTTTCTGATAAGAATACAAAGATATATCTACAAAATCATTCATTTCATTTATATCATAAGAACAAAAATCTTTATCATATAAATTATTATATGAACTATTTAATTCTTTGTAATTCTCAAATAATATATCATATTCACTTTTTAGTAAATTATAATTACTAATACAACTATAATCTGAAATTTTATCCCATATAAATATTCCTAATACAAAACATATTGAATAATTATATCTTTTTACAACATTTCTTAAGATTCTATTCTCTAACTCAAATCTATTATTTCTTCTTTCATTGTTATCAATATTATCATTATTATCATTATTTAAGAAATATATCTTAATTTTAGTATTTTCTGTATTATGTAAACATTCTTTTATATGTGATCTACACATAGGACAATCACTATGATTATTATCAAACCATTCTTCAATACAATTACTACAAAATGTATGATTACAATTTGTAGTATAACTATCTGTATCTATCAAAGATAAACATACAGGACATTTTTCATCATTATCTGAAGATTCGGTAGATCTATCTAATTCTGTATTAATATCTATTTCAGATGTATTATTCACTATTATATCAGTAATACTCATTTATAAATATTAATAATATATATTTTTATATTTGTTATAGTATAACTTATGAAAATAAATAAACGTGTGTTATTTATCATATCTTTTATTTTCATATGTCATATAATAGACAAAATTATAAATAAAGATAATATTGAAGGATTTAGTAGTAATACATATGAAATTTATAATAGTTACTATAATTCTTTAATAACATATATCTTAGATTTTTTTGGTGGTTGTCGTGAAGGAAATTATAGAAATCCAATTAGTCTTAAATGTGAACATAATTCCTGTTTAAATGATGATGTAGATAATAAAGAATGTTTATATTATACTGAAGATAATTATATTAAACACGTCCCCTGTCACTTAATGACTCATCCGAAAGATTCAGATGATAATTTCTGTTCTAATTCTCATTATCAATCTGAAGAAAATTGTCCACAAAGTCGATGTGAATGGATTAATGCTGATATATTAAATTCTGATACTGGTAGATGTTTAACAAAGAAATACTGTAATCTAAAATATAATAATGAATCTAATATATGTTCAGATATAGATAATGGTAAATCTATACGAATAAATTTTATTAATCAATATATTCAGTATGAAGATCCTCTAAAAGAATTTGTTTTAAATGAACACCCCGATGATATAGATTCAATTTTTGATATGATGAAAAATAGAACTCCCACATTAGATAGTTACAGTAACTTCAATGCTTATTACAATGATTATTATTCTCAATTAAATACAGTAACTAATGAAAATCATATAAGTACACTAGATTTAAATAAGAGTAATTTTGAAAAATTTATAGAATTATATTTTGACTACTATTACAAATATGAAGTTTATGATTTAGAATCTGAATGTAATTCAATTACCTCTAAAAATGATGAAAATTTATGCATTTTACAAAATGATTCTTGTTTTATAAACCCCGATAATATAAATATATTTGAGAATGAATGTTATGAATTTAAAGATAACTCTTTTGAATGCGAATCAAATGCTTTCTGTGAATATGATAAAGGATGTGTTCCGTGTCCTATTGGAACATATACAGATATAGATAATCCGCATATCTGTTTAGATATCCCCAGTGATAAAGTATTAGAAAAATTAGATAAATTTATGGATAATTCTATACCACCTGTAGAACAAATATTAGATGGTGATGAAATACCTAGAAAATGTTATCAAAGTAACTATCCTGATAACGCATTGTGTGCCATAGATGAAAGATGTATTGATGAAAGTGAAAAAATAATTTATGGTGAAAAACATAAATTAAAATGTATTGGTATACTTGATGGTGATAATTCAGACTGTAAATTACTAAATACTGATGAATGTATCAGTGATCGAAACTGCAAGTTATTGACCAATGATTCTATATCTTATCGTTTTTCTGAGGTAGACAATAATAATAATATTATCTATAAACATATTGACGATAGCGGTGATATTTATGAAAATAAATCATTTAATGTAACAAATATAATTGGTACTATTCCTTCTGAACCATTTAATGATTCTTGTGAAAGTTGTGAATTTACTGGTCATTTATATAAAATGTATGATTCACCAACTGATTTATCAAGAAATATAAATCATTGTGGTTTATCAGATAAACATTGGACTAAATATGAAATTACTACATCTGATGATAATACATTTTTAATAAATGAAATACAAATACTCGATACCGATTTAGATGATAATGGTGATCTACCGTGTAATATAAATACACATTATAATCTTGATGAGGGCTGTGAATCTTGTCCTCAGGAAAGCCCATTAGCAGTTCAGTATCACCCTTTAAAATACGAACATTTACAAACAGAAATTGATGATGGTGTACTAAGGGACCATAATATATGTAGTGATAGATTAAATGATATATCTGATGATTTAAATACTAGGATAAGTGCTTGTGAAACTGATAACATATGTAAATATTATTTTGATCCCGATCCCCAATATGGTGGATTAGGAAAATGTGATTATAACTCTTACAGCAAATATGATAATCTATATGTTGATGATGGTAGTGGTGGTTATATAATTAATCCTGATTTTGATTGGGTAAGAACCGATAATAATCTTAATCCAATAATGGATCACTGTGAATCTTGTCATTCTTTGGGTAAAGCTATTAATAGAGATAATGATCCAGATAATCCGTGTATAGAATGTTATAATGGAATGTTAAAAGAAATAGTAATAAATGGTATCGCCGAATATAGATGTATTGGAGAAACTTTCTGTAACGATGAATTAGATGAAGATAATCCTGAATTAGGCTATAATTTAGTAGATGATTTAACATCTGGTGTCGGTAGATGTAAATGTTCCCCTGAAACTTTTAGTAATAACCTTAATACTGCCGGTGATTCCTGGATTATGAAACCTAGTTGTGCTGATTCAGCACGTCTTTCTTGTAGAAATGATCCCAGTACTGAAGGTTGTACAAATGGCGTTTGTATAGATAGTAGTGGTGTTATAAGTGATAGTAAATTAACAGCGTCTGATTGTACTGGTTTAACTGATAGTTGGGTTAATACCGCTGCTTTCTGTCGTGAAACTATTTTTTCACCAGAATTTCAAGATTCAATTACCCCATTATGTAATATAAAAGAAAATTCAGCTGAATATTTTAACTTTAATGATTTTAATGGTAAAGAATTTTTAGATGTTGATGGCATTAAAGATTCTATTTTATCAGAAATAGATAATGATATTAAGACAAAAATTACAAATAATAATGGTAGTAGTTACGTAGAATATTTGAATACTATTAAAAGTCAATTAGAGGAAGTAGGGATTCCATATCAAAATATATTAAATACTATAGCTCTTGAGAGAGAATCTGTCTGTTATTATAATGGTTCACTTGGTAATTGTGATGAATGTACAGAAAATAATTTGAATGATGAAGATGATAGATACATTCCTGATATTACTACAAATGGTAAGTGTATTGCGGAATGTCCCGATCCAAGTAATCAACATAGTATTCAAAGAAGATGTGGTAATATTTGTGAAATTAAAAACAGCAATGAGTCAGGAAATGGAGGAAAATGTTATCCTCACTCTAAATATACATCAGATATGATTGGTGTTAATCTTATAAATGATGATGATTTAGTTTTTAATTTCAATAATATGAACACTAATTATATTTATAATATACCCTCATCAATGGATCCACAAAATAATGAATACCATCCTATTTCACATATAAAACACGATAAATTTTTTAACAGTATTACTTCTGAAATAACACAAAATCAATTAGAAGATTATATACAAAATAGATATATTCACGGTAATACACCCGAAACAACTGGTATTATAAATAGTTATAAAAAAGCAGAATTGACCGCACAATCTATACTATGTGATCCAGAAACTACTCCTGATATTAGTATCTTTAATAGTTGTCAAGTAAGATGGAATTGTCCAGGTGAACGTAATTCAGAAATAGAGTCTGAAATAGAGTCTGAAACTCCCCAATTAGATGAAACCTGGTCAGGAGATTATTTACCTTTACCACACGGTTCTCATTGTGGTACAGATAATGAATTATGTAATACATTGCCTAATTTATTTAAAATAGACGCATTGGGTGAAAATTTCGCCTGTCACCATTTAACAGATGAAAAAACTTGCAATGATAGTAATAGATGTTATTATAATATTTATGAAGAAAAATGTAGAGAATATAATATTATTGATCGTTATAGTAGTGGTTTAAATTTATCTGATGATGATAACTCTAAAAAGGATTTTAGTCAAGGTGGTATTCTAAATGGTAATAGATATGGTTCAGTTTATTCAGTTGATGATGATGAAACTAATGAATTATTCTCATCAAATTATACTGGATTAATTGGAAGACACGAATTAACATTTTCTATTATTGATACACCCTATAAGATTACAAGTGAGGCGAGTACTGGTTCTGAACAAGTTATTATCAATGGTCCTTATTTTGGTTCTCAAGAAGAAAGAAATGTTATAGAGGAATTTGTTGATTATGAAGAAAGTTATTTAAAAAAGAGGCTGCCTCCATCTGTCGAGGCCGAAGCAGCCGCTTATCTGGAAGCCACATCGAGTACTCAAGCCTTAACGCCCGATACCCTCCCTTCCCGAAATGTGGTATATGATATTTCACCAACTAAAAGATCAAAAGAAGCACAAGTAGATTTACTTTTATCTGATGAAGATGCTGATTTTTCATTATTTTCTGATCCATCCAAGAAAAGAAAAGTTGATTTATATGATCCTTGTAATCAATATAACGAAACTTCTAAATCTATTTGTGAATCTAAATATGTTGATTTAACTAATACTGAAGAAGTAGGTAATGACCAGGATTCAGTTCCCGAATTAGAATCATCACAATGTAAATTTAATAAACAAACTAATGAATGCTATTCTATAGAAAATCCTTTAAAAGCTTATTCTAAAAGTAATAATAAGATCACCTCAGATACTAATCCAAACACATTCTTAGGAATAAAAGATTATGATCAAATGAAATATTTTAATGAAAAGAAATTTTTACACAATAAACCCGTTAGTTTTTATGGAGATTCTGATATTTCTGAACATACTAAATATTATACCCATAATAATACTAATTGGAATTTATATGGAGGTTGTGATATAGAATCTACACCTGATCCTGAAAATTATTCTTTGTATGTTTCAGATAAACTAAATGATAATATTTTAACAGATGATATACAATTAGGACCTATTAAAAAACGTCATAAACAATTAATAAAACAATATGTTGAGTCTAAAGGTGCTGAAGATCAATGGAATGATGAAGATTATGATAAATTATTTAATTATATCTCTGATGCTTATAATTATAAAAGACCTCTTATTTTAGATATACATCCTGAATTAGATGCCAATGAACATAATATAAAAATAGATGAAAATGGAAATATTCTCTATGATAATAGTTGTCTTAGTGGTCCGGAGGGAGAGGAAATTGGTCCAGATGGCATCTTAATTCCTTCTTGTGCTCAAGATGAAGAATATTTACCCCATTGTGAATATAGAGCTAAGTGGAAACTCCCATTCTCTGCTAATAGTCAATCAGATATAAACTCAAAAAATATAGCCGAATATGTTAATTTCCCTCAATGTGTTCAAACAATCTATAATTATCATTATCTTAATAACAGTGAATCTAGAGATAGTGAGGGTAGACAAATAAATTGTAATGATTCATTACTTGATAGTGCGAACATTGCGGATAAAACAACATTATTTAATAGATATGGCTTAAATACTTCAGATTATAACGAATTAATTCCAGAAGACATTGATTATAGTTCAGATATAACTTCTGAACCACTTTCACTACTTATGGATCCCTCACAAAATTCCGAAGAAAACCCCACTAATCGTTCTTCTAAGAGTGGATTATATAATTGGTTCTTTGGTAGAAACCCGGAAAATTCTGTAGGAGCCGATATTTCCTTAACAACTAGTAGAGCAACTGGTGAATCATGTCAACTCGGTCATTTCGGAGACCCTGTAAATCCATCACCAAGTGCTCGTGCAGGCTGCGGTGCTAGTCATCGATGGCGGAGTAGTAATGTGGGAACTTGGTCGTACGCTTGGGATAATTTTGATTATGTGATGTCGTATCGGCCGCGCAACGAATGGAGTCCAGGCGACGGCATAGTTACGAATCAACAATTAATAGCTAGATTAGATGATGTTATTTTAGGAAATCGAAGGGCATTTGAAGAATGTATGCAGGACTGGAGCTCCCCAACTTGGTTTTGTCAATTGTATTATAAGGACGCTACTAGTAGATGTTCTAATTATTTATATGGGCAGGACCGCATCGAAGATATGGGGAGTCAGATGGGTCAGTGTGATGACCTCGAATTTGCTGCTTGGGATTATCCTGGCGTATATTCATTAGATGATCTTATAGATTACCGTAATAGACAATTTGCCTTAATCGAAAGTAGGGATTTCGGCGCAAATGAATTTTATGGAGATTTAGAAAAATCTGAAAGGCTAGATTATATTGAAAATTTAATGAATAATTTTCATATTAATTCTCAATTATTAGATGAAGGTCTGCGATTCTTACAAGATAATATATTAGGTGAATCAAATGAAATTAATTCACATTCTAGTTCAGAAATTAAAGCAGGTGATGTAACTAATCCCGAAAGACAAAAATTTTTAGGTTATGATTATTATAATTATTGTAATTCTGATATTTCTAAATTCCCTGATGCTGCACAATATAATAATCAAACTGCGTGTGATTATGAAATTGGTAGTATTTATTCACAATTTACATCATCACCAATTAATTCAGAAGCATATTATACAAATTATTTATTATTTAATTCGGAAATTAATCCAGATGGACCTGGGTCTCAACGACTTTATAGAGAAAATAGAACCTCACCTGGAGATAATACTAGTTTTGAGTCTAATCTAATTGACACAACCTCTATTGTAACAGATAGTTCTCCCACTATAACAAACCCTCAATCTCTTCCTCTCGAGCCAACTCGTAATAATATGTCAAATATGGTATTACCCGGTGATAATAATAAACCTGGTGATTATGGTTATGGTCATTATGATTGGCTGAGAGCTGGAAGTCCTAGTATAGCCTCCGACGGTTTAGGTGTATTCACGAATTATCAAGAAGCATTAGAATATAGTCACGATATGTACCCATCGATACATCCAGAATTTAATTTATATAATTGTCCTTCAAATACTGATTCAAACTGTATACAAGATACCCAAATAATACCAACAAGTCTTAATAAACCTCTTTATAGATTATGGGGTGATCATATTATAAATCACTTTAATTATAATGAATCTTCATTTATAAAGAGAAGTCAGTTAGATATTAATAAATTTGAAGATTTACAATATATCTATACAGACCCATTTCATAGGATGAATGTTAGAAAAAATGTTAGTGCTACTAACCGAAATTTAATTGATGAATTTGAACCAATTGTTAATAATAATATGATATGGTCTACAGTTGATACTAATATTAATCAAAATCTTAATTATATTCCTCCCGAATCTTATACCCCAGAAAATGAAATAACGCTAAAAAGCAACCCCCTAAAACCAGAAAGCGGTATTTCACCTGAACAATCATTCTTTATTGAGAAGTATTGTGGATTACTATCATTCCCTGAAACACACCCTTCGAATAATATAAATTATGGAATAGAATATGATATAAATAGTTTAGAAGATCGGGACAAAGTAAGAATTATTGATCAACTCATTGATTGTGATGGGGATGCTGACTGCGAAACTTACAAGGGAGATATTCTTGGTGGAGCGAATTCACCAGACTCAGTTAATAATTGGTTCAATAATTTATTTGGAATCGGATTTGATTATACAAATTATATATTAGATTGTATACCATCTTTTGTAAATAATGATGATAAATGGAATCAAGATGCTGATATAAATGATATTTGTGATAATACTAAACAAATTATAGAGAATGATTTAGCTAATAAATTCTCTCTAAAATACAAACATAATATGGATATAAAATATAGTTCATTGGAACATAAAAAATATCCAAAAATAGATGAAAGTAATACTGATGAAAATGATATATATAATAATTTAACAAGAGTTAGAGTTGGTGGTTATTGTAATGGAGATACTTGTGATGATACCGTGAAAAAACCAATTGAAGTTGATCAACGTTGTGTTGGTAAATCTCCACAAAATGAAACTGAAGGATATTGCTTTACAAATCAGCAAATTGTTGATTTAATAGAAACAGAATGTAGTGGTTCAAGGGATGATGGGACATATAACTGGGAGGCTGATGGTGGGGGGGTTTGTACGTTAAATTATAATGAACCTATATTTACAGGTATTACAACAAGCGAAGAGTGTGGTGGAGATGATGAATGGTTATCTGAAAGTGAATTGCTTGGCGATCAAGATAAAATAAGTCTTATTCAACAGAATAATCTGAGATGTGCTAATACAAATTTTAATAAAGGAAATAGTTTAGATGGTTTTGAACCCGATAATAATTTATATGAAGTAAATAAAGAAACTTGTGAAGGAAATACTGCCCCAAGAAGTGATAATTCACAGTGCGAATATATACCTCCTAGAAATATAATCAATTTACAAAAAAGCAAATATCAATTTATGTTGTATGACCATAATGATCTGAATGGGGGTGTAACTGAATTACCCCTTGATGAACCACTAACTAAAAATAATATTATGTGGGAAAATGTTATCTTGGATAAAATGAGACATATTTGTGATTCGAGTGCCAGAGAGCAAGCTGAAGATGGTGGTGAAGAGATATATTGTTCTGATCCGGATAATGATGAAGCAACAGTCGAACTTCGTGAATGGTTATTTGAAAGTGGTTTAGTTAGTAAGAATAATCTCAATAATTATGCTTGTAGTTGGATTGAAGAAGTAGATTATTGTGTAAATCATAGTCCGCAAATAAATATAAGAAATCCAACTGGAGCGATTGAAGAGTCTGTTTCTGTATGTAATTATAATGTTGCCGATTCAGCACAACCTCGGTGTGAATTAAATAATCAAATAATAGTAAACGGTGGGTATGATCCGGAAACAGTAGTAAATTGTGATAATGAAACGATTCTAATGAATAATGATTATGATCCTAGTATTAATAATGATTATATTCCCGATATATTTATGATAGATGATGAATGTGTCCCTTGCCCAGACGGTCAATCAAGAGATCCGAATGATCCAACTCAATGCACTACATTATCCTCTACTATGGTTACCACAACAAGGCCACCAAGACCAACAACTGACCCGTCAACCTCCACTACATTAACGTGTGGTCAACAATTTCCAGACTATGGTCAAGATTTAGGTCAAGATTTAGGTCAAACTGTATGTACCGCTAGTTCTAAGATCTATGGTGGAGATCCTATTTGGAGACCAAATAATGAATATGTTTTACCCAGTGATACTTTGTTTCGAGATCAAACACAATACTTTTACAATACGTGTTGTTTATAAATTTGATGTAAATACTATTTAAATATAATATGTATTTTATGTATAACTATACCCAATAAAGCCAATAAAGAATGAAAGATATTTTACAAAGTTATTTTACTAACAATAATGATGAAATAGAATTTGAATGTACAACTATTTTATCATCCTCTTCTCAACAGAATTCTTTTAATGAAGAACTGAGTGAAATTATTCGTTCACATACAGAAGCGATTAAAAGAATTCTTTGTTCTGAAAAAGAGTCCAATATTTACTACATCGGACTTTATACAAATGATTATATTAGAAAGAAATTTACAGAATTAAATGAACTTGAACAAAAGAGAGATTATTTAAAAACTCATTTAAGTCAACTTAAAAAACTAGAACTTCCTGAACAAAGATCTAAAGAATGGTATGAAATGAGAGAAAATGTTCTAACAGCTAGTTCTTTAGCAGATGCTTTGGGTAAGGGACACTTTAATACTCGTGATGATTTACTTATTGATAAAACAAGTAAAGAGCAAAAACCATTTATAATTAATGATATAATTCAGTGGGGGGTAAAATATGAACCAGTCGCTACAGAATTTTATGAAAAAATGAATAATTTAACAATTGTGGAGTTTGGTTTGGTTCCTCATCCAACTTTTAATATTTTTGGAGCATCACCCGATGGGATATGTGATGAAGATTCACCTAAAGAATATATTGGAAGAATGTTAGAAATAAAGTGCCCCCCAAGGAGAGAATTTACTCACGAGGTTCCTAAACACTATTGGATGCAGATGCAGGGACAACTCGAAGTTTGTGATTTAGAAGAATGTGATTTCTTACAGGTTAAGATTGAGGAATACTTTAATGTAACAGAATATGAAAAAGATTTACTAATAGATTCAAAAACTGAAATGATTGTGAATGGTAAAACATCTAAAAATCTACCCAAAGGCTTGGTGATAGCTTATTCACTAAAAGAAAAAGATTCTGAAAAGTTTGAGATTCATTATAAATATTCGCCATGGTCAAGACCACTAAATGAACTATTAGACTGGAGAGATAAAACACTTTCAGAATTAGAAGAATTATATAAAGATGCGGATGAAAAATTCTCAATTTATGAAATAAAATGGTGGAAGATAACTCGTTATGAATGTACATTAGTTCGCAGAGACAAAGAATGGTGGTTAGAAACTGTTCCAGAAATCATCAGATTTTGGGATGAAGTAGAACATTATCGTAAAGTAGGAAATGATGAAGTAATACAAAAGAAAAATTCTCGTAAAAGAAAAAAGAGAGTTAATAAAGAAAAAGTATTCACGATCCCCACATTAGATGATTCATTTCAAATAGAATCAGATGATGATTAATTTATCTATTCTATAATATAAATGTCTCCTAGAAAAAAGAATTCTTCTAAAAAAAGTAAAAAAAAAGAAAAAGAAAAAGGAGTAGATATTCATAAACAATTTAAACCCAATAAGAAGCCAAAAGATGTATTTCGTGCCGGAGCATTTGGGGGAACATATTTTAGACCCATTTATTCATCTGTAACTGATAAAAATTATAATGGATCACTTAAAGAATATCCCGAAGATTGGTTTAAAGGAATGGATGTTAAGAAAAAAGTTCAGTCACCAAAATATGATAAAAACATTAATAAGTATAAAGTGAAATGTGGATCATCATTAGATGATTGGGAATCTAAAAATTGGATAGTTTCACAAGATCCTTATGGATGGTTTCAGTGGTATTGTAGGTATAGTTTAGGTAGAAGAACAAAAGATGATGAAAGACAAATTAATCGTTGGTTAAAATTAGCTGGTCCAAATGGTAGATTTAGAAGAACACTTATGAACAAAATAATAAAAAAAAGAACTACCTATAATGACTATTCAGTATCGCCTGTGATAAGACAGGTTCTTCTACACTGGGGATATGAATTAACTAAAGATGATCTAGAACGATACAGAAAATCACGATGATTCCTTTTTTTTGAAGCTAACTATGACCAGATCTCTAATGCCAGTACCATATGGATCCTGAGGTTTGTGAGGTACTTGTCCATCCATAATCACAGTAGTTCCTGATTTTATTGGAAGAACACATTTAGTCCCCTGATTGTCTTTGTATCGTAGATTTCCATCAACTATTCCTTCATCTAGACGTAGATAATGAAGTACTGTAATCACATTTGGATAGTTATCATCCTCGCAATGCCAAGCTAAACCACTCTTAACTCTCTTTGATTCTTCGTGTAAATTGTATCGTATAACATCCATATACCATATATCCTTGTTGTGTTCAAACCCATACTCATCCAATATACTCGATGATATATCCCTCACAAATTCAGTATAATGATTGGGGTCATCAGTGAAACCATAATACTCTACCTTCCTTTTTTCCCCACTCTCTTTATTAGAGAGAAGCGAATTCATCACCGAAGGATCTATATAGTGATCATACTGAACCATTGTTGGGCGCGAAGTTTTCAGTGAAAGCATTTTTAACAATATTGAGTTATCGTTTATCTGTTATGTAACTTCTAAATAAAAGAACTGATTCAAATTTAATTCATAAGAACAAATAATTTTATATTATAGTTCATCTGCTAGACTCATAAATGTAGATTCTTTTATTGGTTGCCATTTTTTAAATTTTTCATTTAATGAACACTCTACAAAGTATTCTTTATCTGTATCTGTGATTAATTTATTAAGAAATTCACTCGTTTTTAAATTTGGTATACACGCGATACCATTCTTAACTATATTATTTTTACCCTTAAGATATAATTCATACACATCTGGTTTTAATGTTTTCACAATTTTAAAATGTATATTTTTATTCATCTTTTTATTGTAATTTACTTTGATTTGTTTCATATCATCTACTGGAAATATATATAATATCTTAGAATATGATGGTTTAAGTGGAACAAAATAAATTCCTCGAATTGAATAATTTAATGATGGAATGAATTCATTTATTATTTTATCATATTCAGTATAATCAAAATATTTTTTCACTTGAATCGGACATATATTACAGAATGAATCATCAATATATTCATTTGTCATCATTAAATGTATCATATTAACTCTTTCAATTATTGTCTTTGTAATACATTTATCAGATTTAAATACATAAAAATCTGATATAAGTAAAAACCAATTATTATTCTTATCTCTAACTAATTCTGTCTCAAATAAAGATCCACTAAATAATGATGAATCAAATCTATAATGTACAAGAAATATTTTTGGATATTCATAACCATCTTTTACCTTCTTATCAATTAAAAATGCATAATTTACATCATTAATTTGCGTAAAAAAGAGAAGATATGGATTACCTCCACTTTTTAAACATATTATATGGGGATTATTAAGATTTTTAGAATATTGATTATTAAATATTTTAGCATATCTTGAATTATATTCAACATTACATTTTAATTTCATATCTTTTAAAATGAATTCTTTCATTTGATTACTAGTAACATTATCTATCTGTTTTCCACAAAATGACGTCTTCGTTAAAGATGATGGATCCATTTATATAAAACTTATATTATCTAAGTTTTAAATAGCATTTTTATCTAATAAGACTATATATTATGGTAGATAAATTAGTTATTATATCAACAGTTATTATTCCTACAATTATCTTATTATCTTTCTTATATGCTAAAATATTGACTCAAGAAAATAAATATGAAGTTATCTTCTATATTTTGATTTCAACTTTTATATTTACATTATTTATTTGGCTATACAGAATATTAGGTGTTCCGTTTAAAACTAGAGGCAATTTAGCATATTTTATTGATAAATTAGATTTAAATAAAGATAATAATACAATTGATTATAATTTATATGGTGAAAGAGATGATGGAAAAAGTTGTTCTATAGAGGGTAATTGGGGGGGGTCTTCACCTTCACAACCAAAGTATTCTCCAAATGATGATGATGATACATCTTGGTCTCAAAAATGTAGAGTTAAAGAAGGTGAAGATATTGATGAAGAAGATTTTGTATCTGATACTGAATTAGAAGATACTGAAGATATTTATTATACTAAATTTTTATTATATGGAATTGTTTTTATTTATATTCTTAATACTTATAATGAATCTTGGGGAAAGCTAATATATACACTTATAATTTCTAATTTTGTATTATTTAGTTTATGGTTATTAAAATTATATTCGCCTTATAATTCCGAAGATTTGTGGTTCTGGCCTGAAAAAATAAAATGGTGGTACTCTCTTTTTATAACTTTACCATTATTACTTTTTTCATTACAAAATTCTAATACCAAATTATTCATTATCTATATCATAATTTTTATGTCATTAACTGGTATATTATTTTATATTAATGAGATTAATACACATTTTGGTCCAAAAAGCATTAATAAAATTGGTAGTATAGGTTATTATATAAAGAGATTAGGATTAAATAAAGATACTGATAAATTAAAATATAATATTCTTATCAGAGATAATGATATGGATAAAGATTGTAAAATTGTAGGTACTTGGTCTAAAAATACAGAAATTCCTAAAATAACTGGTGAATTAGATGGATGTTCTCTTGATACCCTCGGAATAAATTTGGGATTATAATAATTTGAAATATAATTATGCCATTACGAAGTATCAGAAAAATAGAAAAAGAAAAAGAAAAATAAAATTTGATTTATATATATATTATATAAATATATATAAAGATGGAGCATTTGGATCATCAGGATTGGAGGCAAATTATTATCAATACAAGACATAAGAATGTAAATGATAGTTATCAAAAAACAAAAGTTGTTAAAAATAAAAATGAAGAAAAGAATAAAATTCATAATAAACTTGATAAAAAAGTAGAAGAGGGAGATATGAAACATAAAATTATATCACTAAATTTGCGACAAGAAATACAAAAAAGAAGAACATCTCAAAATCTAACACAAAAAGACTTATCAACAAGAGTTAACCTACCAACGACAGTTATTAATGAAATTGAATCGGGTAAAGCTATTTACAATCATCAGCATATAAACTTGATTAAAAGATATCTTAAAATTCCAAAAGATATTTCGTAAAAAGATAAAACATAAATGATATATACAAATCTGAAAATATTTCATAAATATTAGGGAATCTTTCACGATTACTAACTATAAATAGTATAAATAGATAAAAGAATAGTAATATTAATTTATCTTTAAAATGGAATAAAATCATATATAAATTAATAATATCGGCAATCATATTAAGAACATATTGTATCATTTTTTATATTGTGTTTATTTCTGTTCAAAGAAATAGATGTAAAATATCAAATTTTTTTATATATTGTGAATTATAAAATGAATGTAGTTTCAAGTAAAAAAAGGGATGGAGAACCGAATATATGGAATAAAGAATGTGAAGAATTATTAGCTGAATGGTCTGAAAGAGCTTCTTGTTATCGTTGGTTACACGGAAGATGTGAAAAAAATTATAGGAGTTGGTATTATGGGTTTTCGATTCCAGTAATTATATTATCAACTTTGACAGGAGCAGCAAATGTTGGTATGGATTCATTCGTCCCTGCTGAGAGTAAAAGTATAGCTTCAGCGATTGTTGGTGGTGTGAATATTTTTGCGGGGATCATTTCCACACTTCAGAATTTTTTAAAAGTCGCAGAATTAATGGAAGGACATCGTTTAGCTGGTGTTTCTTGGGGTAAATTACAGAGGAATATTGCTATTGAATTAGCATTAGATCCTGAAAGAAGAGTCATTCAGAGTGATTTTTTAAAAATATCTAGAGCAGAATATGATCGTTTGATAGAAGCGGGTCCAATAATTGATGATGCAGTAATTAAACAGTTCAATAATAAATTTAAAAGTTATCAAGTTTCTGTTCCGTCAATTTGTAATGGTTTAGATAAATGTAAGATATTTAAAGTTGAAAATTCAGAAAAAAAAGATGATTTAACAGATGGTATTAAAGATTTAATTACTAAAGATGAAAGATTATTAAATGAAACTACTAACAACAAAGATATCAAAATTAAAATAGATGAAAAAGATAATGAAAAAGATAATGAAAAAGATGATGAAAAAGATAATGAAAAAGATGATGAAAAAGATGATGAAAAAGATAATGAAAAAGATGATGAAAAAGATAATGAAAAAGATGATGAAAAAGATGATGAAAAAGATAATGAAAAAGTTAAATTACTTCCTGAAAAAAATGAATCATTAAATAAGAATACACAAACATTAGGGGATAAAAAAGAAGAAGATTTAACATCTGAATTTTTAGATGATATAAATAATGCTTAATATTTATATCTAAACTTATTATATACATATGGCTATTAGAACAGCTAGGAAAAAGAAGAATAATACAAAAGAAATAAAAAGTATAAAGAAAGGCAACAGAGGAGGGGGACGAACAAATAAAAAGAAAAGATTAAAACAAACTGGTGGTAATGAAGATATTCGGGCAATAGTTTTATCATTATTAACTCAACGTTATATTCCTTTTTTACCCACAACACACGTTTTAAATGATCAGAATTTAGTAAGAGATTATTTGTCAGCGATTGACGCATTACATTTATTAAGAATTATAGGTGAAAATGATAAATTCATTAATTCTAATAGTATTAATGGGATAATTGAAGATATAGATAGTTATAGTATGAATTTAATAAAACATATGGGAAATATAGTACATTTGCCCGTATTTAGACCAAAATTACAAAATTTCCGTGTAAATTGTGCTAAAATGTCTACATCGGGAATAGCATCTATGAAAAAATTACATTCGTATATTTTGGATTGTGATGATTCTATGTCAAATAAACACGTTGATTGGTTTGATGTTGTCTTGGGTTTAAAGAAATTTGATGATCAATTTGAAGTACTTGTATTACAAGAAATAAAAGATAAAAAGATTATAATGGATAGTGATAAAATATTATACGCTTTAAAACAGGTTCGTGATGATAAAGATGTCAGAGAAATATTTAAAAAGAGAATAATGAATTGTTCTTATAAACCTCAAAGTATTTGGAATCAATTTACAGGATCTGTTTCGTGGGTAAGTTATGATGAATGTGCTCAATGTCCGGGACCAGATTGTGTCTTATATTTAGATGAAAATTATAAATCATTTTTAAGGATGAAACATAAAGTGTTAACAGTAGATAAAATTAAGATGTTAATATATGTTGATATACGAGCACATTTATTATCGAAATATGTTTCATTGGAAGCATTAAGAATATCTGGTGATAGGAAGAAATATGTTACATCATTATTGAATAAGGTATATATAGAAGATACAAAGATAAAGAATATTGGTGATTTTTTAAGAAAACCATTCCAGATGTTAGGTGAAATATTTTCGGGGGGTGGTAGTGGAGATAGATTCGAGGGTATGGATGATGTTGTAAATAAAGAAATAGGTTTAGTGGAAGATTTAAAAAATGAGGGTGTTAAAGATACAGTTGTAAATAAAGAAGTAATTAGAGATCAGAGTATGGGTATGGATCAGGGTATGGGTATGGATCAGGGTATGGGTATGGATCAGGGTATGGGTATGGATCAGGGTATGGGTATGGATCAGGGTATGGGTATGGATCAGGGTATGGGTGATACACAGAATATGTTTGAGAGGAAAACTATAGACGATGAAAAGAATATGAGTAAAGATCCTAATTTAGAACTAGAAGAAATGAAGGAAGTTTCACCGATGAATCAGAATTTAGATGTATCAGATCCTACGATAGAATCAAACGATTTAACAGTCAATAAAGATGAATCATTTATGAGTTCCGCAAATCCACAACAATTTTCAGAAGAATATACAAGAGATACTTCAGTTGCTGAGAACTTATCAGATGAAAAACCACCATCATCTAATAAGATTTTTTATATTACTTATAATGGGAGTGTAAAAGATGAAAAACAATTAAGTGATGCTTCATATGAAATTATAGATGTTTTTGCGACTGTTGCCGGGATTCATAATAAAGATAGATTAGTAATTCAAAGAACAAGAACCGGTCCTATATCGGTATGTTTTGAATTAGAAGTAACTAAACCTTATGAATTTTTAGATGAAGCATCAATGGATGATATAAAGAAAAATTTAGAAAAATCTATAATGGAGGGTTCATTTGAAGACAGTATGAAAACAAAAACATTAGAATCATTAAAAGATATATATTATGAAGGTTTTAGTAAAGGTGAATTATCATCAAAAGAAATAAAACATAAGCGCGCAGTAGTTTCTGTTAAATTACCATATCCTGAAAAAGAAGAAGAAAAAGATTTATTTGAATCAAATGTTACCAAAATATTATCTGAATCGTTGGGCGATGAAGTTGATTCAAGGAGGTTACATTTAGAGAGTGTAGAAGAGTTATATGAAGATAAAGAAAGAGCTATTGTTCAATTCCTTGTAATGGATGGATTAATGGGTACCAAATCATCATATGATATCGTTGGAGAATTTTTATCTAAAAAGGAAGATACAGAATTTTTAGATAAACACGAATTAAAAGATATACAGGCGTTAGAAGGATGTCTTGTATTTGATACAGAATATAGTCGTCCGTTTGAATCTAAATATGAAACATTGAAATCA